AGTAAGTAATAAAAAATAGATTATAGATTAAGGGCCTTCGCAAGAAGGCCCTTTTTTTTGCTTAAATAATATTGTGAATAACTTTAAGAGTCATTTTAATCTTAACAATATAAAAGGTGATATAGTAAAGAAGCGTAGACATATGGGACTTGTACCTGATGTCTCTACTCACACAAAGACGGGTGGTAAGACAGTACCTGAGATGTGGAAAGCGAAACACTCTAATCAAAAGGTAAAGACACTACTTAATAACGGTAGTGGTCACTTTCAGCTTAATGATGCTGAAGTAAGACAAATTGAAAAAGAATTTCCTCCGGTAAAATATGATCCTAATAGTCCAAAAAAGTTAGGTAATACAGGTATTACTCTTTACTATGACGAAACAACGCAGTCACCTGCGGTAAAGAAATAATATGGATACAAAAGACTTTTACACAGGTGGCGGATCAACAGGAATTTATCCACAGACATTTCAGGATAACGAATGTTTTAGAATTACTGATAAAGCTAATAATGCTGCCGAGCGAATGCTTCAATCAAATTATTGGAGAGAACAAATTAATCTATACGGACAACAAACAGATTATTACGTCAATAATACTACACTAACAGGTGCAGATATGCTATATGGTGAGCAACCAGCTCAACGCTTTTCACCTCCACAGACAATTGTTATTGCGCTTAATTTAAATGAAAATGCATTAATGTTGAGCAAATACGGTCTTCTATCAGAGGATGAAGTTACAGCATTCGTACATATAAGCGCATTTTACGAAACCTTCGGCGCTGGAGCTGAGCCAAAATCAGGTGATGTATTTCAATTATCGGAATACGGTGATGATAGACCAGGTAATAGAAACGGTAAGATGTTTGTTATAACAGAGCGTCTTGATGAAGATGCAGCTACAATTAACGTACTAGCAGGTCACTATGTTTGGTTAGTTAAAGCTAAGCGCTTTGAATATTCTTTCGAACCAGGCATTACACCGGAAGCGGGTAATGATCAAGTTTTTGATGATACACAAAACCCTGCTGTATCCGGTGCAAACAAACCATACGATTATAGCGTTGATACTGCTTCAACAGAAATCTTTAATTATAATCTAACGGATTATTCTGACGTCTACGGTGGTTATTATTAAGCGCGAAGACGGTATACAGTCTCGTAATCCGGTAATTGCTCTTTTCTGAATTTTGCTATAACCGTATCAGCTTCTCGGCATGATGGAAATTTAATTTCATGCTTTGTACCGTCAGATCGATTGAAGTAATAGACAAACATATCACCATCCTTTGCTATTCGATAAAGTTGATAGATAAAGCCAGGCTCAAATAAAAGCTCGTACTGTGATCTGCTCTGGACAGGTGTAGTGGAGCTTATTTTCCCGTGTACACCTGCAGACGTGCTTTTTCTTTCTACTGTAAAACTGGTTCCAATGATGTAATGCATTTCTTTTGCGGAATAATAGAAAATTCAGTATCGTTCTTTTTAGACTCAATCTCTTCAAGATCAGCCTTCATTGTTTCAAATCGTTCATCAATGTATTTCTGAAATGCTAGTGACTTAATCCAATCAAGTTCTTTGTTCTGAAGACGGTGACCGTACTGCCCCATCTTATTGCTTACAAGCTCAATAGCCTCCAAAAGGCAAAGCCAGCGTGTGTACTCATCACCTGACATATCAGCTACCTTCTTGTTATTGACGACTGTTGTTGATTTTCTTGATTGTTTCAATTGCATATCCGAGCATTATGTATGAAATCTCTTCAACGTCAATAACTTTTTTGTTTTTGTTTAGCGCAGCTAATAAATTTGTCTGCGCATCATAAAGGCTAATAATTGATTTAAAATAATTTGTATAAAGGTCGATAGCATTATTTTTAAAAGCATCATCAATACCAGACTTTTTTATTGAACGACTAATTACCTCACCTAGTGTGTTGAATAAGCCTTTAAGAAATGCGACTTCACTAATTGTTGGCTTCATACAAACCAACCCTTCATCAAATGCTTTTACAGACTCGAGCGGTAACTTTTGTCTAATAAAGAAAATAATACTATCGATATCAGGCTTTACGGACTGTGGTTGTACTGTAAAGGAATCAGCGATACCCTCTGTTGTTAGTTGTTTAATGCTATCCGGCAGATTCATTTATTTTTGATTTAATTAGTTCGTCCATACCGCCAATACTGGTATCAGCGATTGGCTCAGTTACTAGCGCTGTTTCTGTTTGTACAAACACACTTACACGCTTTGAGCACGCATTACACTTGTATTGTGTAGGCTCATTTAACCTGATGGGTATCAATTCTTTTGTCTTTTGAAGACATGGGCAGGTTACTTCTGTTAATTGATATGACAGTTCCTTTAATTTTTCATTCTCAAGCTTTTTTGCCTTTAAAAGAGTGTATGAATCAAGAGCGTAAACAAAAGCGTTGTATAGACCATATTGAATTGCAATACCCATGATTACTCCAAAAATATAGTTAACTCCAAAGGAGTGTAATACCTCAGCGATTGTACCTGAAATTACAATCAGCAAACAAAGCTGTATAATCAACCGGTTTAACATTATAACGATTTAATGTTATAACACTTATCTTTCAACTACTCTTTTCTGTATCTCAACGTACATATTATTGAGCTCACGATTAGCCTTTGCAAGAGCGTTAATAATTGTAGTTACTTCTGACTTTACTTCTGGTTGCTCTTGTACTGTTGGATTCTTTAATGAAGCTCTAAACAAGTTAAGTGCGTTTGATAGAGAAATTGAAACCTCACCTAAAGCTGTTACTGCATTAGGAATAGGATACGGCATTACCGGTTCGGCCTTTGCTCCATTTGGAGTCTGATCAGTATACGGGCTATTTTGCTTAATAATGTCTTTGAATTTAACTTTTTGCGACGAAAATTCACGAGCAGCTTGACCAGATACCCATTTATTATAATACATTGAAGCATCTTCAAATAAGATAGGCTTTTTCACTAAATTATTTAATTAAAGCAATAAATAATTACATGAATTTGTTTAGCAAAAAGTTTAGTTATGTATTAGAGGCTGATGATACAGAGCAGGGTCCAAAGCAAGTACCTGATACAGACAGAGAGGCAATGGCTCAACAACTTGATACAGCAAAGCCTGAAGATTTTGACGTACAGCAACAGCAAACAGAAAGACAGAAGGAAATCGATCACAACAAAATTGCTCAAGTACAGCAGCTAAACGAATGGATTAAGCAAATCGATCTTTTTATCGAATATCTAAACGGCACTAATGGTGACTCTATTCAGACAAAGCTTCACATTGCACCATGCGATACACTATTTGTTGATATCGCAAGAAGTGAAAAGAAGAAGATCTCCCGTCTTGCTGCAGAGCTTAGCTCATTAAGTGAATCACTTAAGGGTTATCTTATTTCTGCTAACGATTAATACTCGAGAGCATTAATTTAGCTCTCAACCCCGAATAACTGTTCTTTATAAAGAACTCAGGCTCAATATAGCTTCTATCGACAGCTTGACAGAGATCGTTTATATCTTTAAATCTCTTACCTACCTTTTCCGGCCATATAAACACCGTCTCATTTGTATCGATTAGCTTAATAGTCTTTTCTCTACTAGCTGTATCTAGCCACTGACTGTCTAGGACCCATATCTTTTTATACAATCTAAATGTTGCTAGTTGCTCCTCTTGAAGAGTTGTAAAGTTCTTTGAACTACGCTCCTGAATACCAGCTACAGCTGTACCATTCTTAACAAAAAACGCATCGATAGGTCCTTCAAAAATAAAAATATAATCAAGATCGGGAGTAATCTTATTAAGGTTATACAACGACCGCTCACCGTTTACTTTACCGAGATATTTTGGATACATTAAGGTATCCTTTTCATATATTGCACGTGACTGATAAAACACAATATCCCCGTGTTCGTTATAGAACGGTATAATAATTCGATTCTTATGTATCTTATCGGTTAGTGATAACCACAGTGTATCGGGTTTGTTAATTGCATCATGCATACGTCTCTTCTGTATTAACGCTAATGCATCTTTAACGACTTTATTATCTTTATAATATTCTAATTGATT